GTAACTTCAACTGGTGTTGGTGCAGTTCCAGCTTGGGAGGCTGTTGCTGCTTCTGGAATTAGTTCTCCGTGGCAACATATTGCATCATGGGGTACTAATGTGGATTTAAGTGGTACTTATTATATTAATTTTCAAGGTGTTTTTAGTGAAGAATATACAATGTATAAAATCTTAATTCCATTTTTAAATACTACTTCATCAGGAGGAGACGATGATCTTCTTTTTCGTTTTATGAGTGGTGATATAGATACTACATCAAAATCAATTACTGTCGACAGCAGTACGACAGATCATGAGGACAATGCAACATACTCTTTTATAACTATGCAAGATGGTGTAGACCCTCCAGGTGGTGCGGCATTTGACGGAGGTAGCTACGCACACACAGACATGGATGGTTATGATGTAACTTATTTTATTCTTTTTGATAGCTTCTTAGAAACAACTGCTGGGAATTCTGGTTGCCGTGGTGAAATAAATATTTATAATCCACACAAGACAAAAATTTGGAATTATGCAGGAACGCCAGCTCAATTGGCAGTAACTAGAGGAGGGTCTTATTATGGGCCTAGTGTTGATTGGAAATTGTATGGAACTAATAAAGATTCTGGCGATGTGGTGAATATCTCTACAGGTACAGGATATTACAACACAATGTCTGCCAATGATTTTTATACAGGTTTTACATTATGGACAGGTTCAAATATAGATATAGGTAGAAATAGTATGGTTCACATCTTAGGACTTAAATTAGACTTAGTAACATCGTAGGATTATTATGACTATATTACGAATAAAAACAGGGCAAGGTGATCCTGTTATTATTACTGGAGATTCTCTTTCTAAGACTGAAAAAAAAATTGGTGTAAAAAGGGCAAGGCGCAATGCAACATTAGCAGAAACAGATAGTAAGATAGTGACTGATCGTGGTATGTCAGAGTCTAAAGTTTCTGAGTGGTTAACGTATAGGCAGGAACTTAGGGATATGGATTTTTCTGATCCAAATAATTTAACTTGGCCTACTAGACCAGCAGATGAATAAATCTGCAAAAAGATTGGATGTTAAAAGTAAGTTTCCAAAACCATGAAGGCAAAAGAATCCCTGGCAGAGCAGATTCAGGCTGCAGACCAGGAACTGGAATCAATATTGAAAAGCATAAATGAATTAGCAACACGTCAGCAAAGACTAATTGGCTACAGACAATGTTTAATTGACATGAAAGATAAAAATGCCCCTCCAAAAAACACTGGTTCCAGTTAGCATAATTGATGGTTTGGATACAAAAAATGATCCAAAATCATTACTCACGCCAAAATTGACTGATTTGCAGAATGGCAGATACACTGTTGGTTCACAGGTTTCAAAACGCCTGGGCTACTCTGCACTTTCCCAAAATATTTCCGGTACAACAGATTTGCTTTCAACTGGTGATGGATTAACTTCATTCCAGGATGAGTTGCTGGAGTTTTCAAGTTCTAAACTCTACAGTTATTCAACTTCAGTTTCCAGGTGGACCGACAAAGGTGGATTTCAGAGTGTCAAAATTGACAGTGATGATGTGATTCGGAACACTTCTGAAGCAAAGAACCAGGATTCCTGTATTGCAAGTGGGCTGCAGTTATTTGCCTGGGAGCAGTACAATCCAACTACCAGCGCACTTGAAGGTGTTTATGTTTCTGTAAGAGATTCAGTTTCTGGTGCAATATTCCAGGCTGCCACACTTATTGATGCAACTGCAATAAATCCCAGGTGCATTGCATTGGGTTCAACTCCGTCACTGGTTTATTTGGATACTTCTGCATCTCCGTATGTTATGAAATGTGTCCGATTGGACACTAATAATCCGGTTGCTTTTTTAGCTACAAACACAATTTCATCATTAGTTAATGCCAGTAATCCAGTTTATGATGTTGCAGTATTTTCAGATCATGCAACGTCTGGAAATGCTGTTTTTTGTTACAATCAGTCAGGTTCAACAAGAATTGATGTAGGTTACATCACCGTTGACGGAATTGTGGGAACTCCAGGCAGTGGTTATCCTGGAATAACAACAATTTTATCAACCATTGCAACAGACACAATTGCAATTTGTGGTGATAAAATAAATACTGCTCCTACTGAACAGGACCGGATATACATCGGTTATGCCTCTACTACTGCATCAGCAGGGTTAAAAATAAAACGTCTAATATCAACTCTAACCGTGGAAGCAACACACACGGTTGAAGGAACTGGGACCAAAATTGATGGGTGCAGCATGATAGTTACCCAGGCTGGAGATCTGCAAATTATTTATACTTTAAATGCCACAAATACTTATGACCACCAGGCTAAAGGCGCACTGTATAATATAACTGATGATTCTATGGGAGCAGCTGCAATCATTAAGCGCAGCGTTGGTCTTGCATCAAAAATTTGGGAGTATGAGTCTGTAAAATATTTTGTCTGTGTCCATGATTCTGCACTTCAACCAACCTATTTTCTATGCGATACAGACGGTCTTATAAGTGCCAAAATTCTACCTGGAACCTCTGGCGCACTTCCAACTAAAACATTTCTTTCTTCAGTTTCACCAAGTGCCACTGGTATTTATCAATTTGGTGGGTTGGTCAGGACAAAACTAATCAGCAAAGATAATGACCTGTATTCACTAACTGGTGTTTCAGATATTACAGTGGATTTTACTTCAGTTGAAAGATTTGAGTCAACAGAATTGGGTGGTAATTTACACATCGGAGGTGGTTTTGTTTCAATGTATGATTCCCAGGAAATTGTTGAATTAAATTATCACCTATTTCCAGAAAATCTCAGTGCAGCCGTAAATAACAGCTCTGGGAGTCTTGCTGCCGGTACTTATCTCTTTTCTGTGATCTGGTTCTGGACTGATGCCAAAGGCCAGGATCATAGATCTGCACCAAGTGTGGCAGTTAGTGCAACAACCACTGGTGGATCTTCAACTGTAACTCTTACAATTCCTTCACTGCGCCTGACACAGAAAACGAATGTGGTTTGTGAAGTTTACAGAACAGTCACAACCGGCAGACTGCTTTTTAAGATTGGGAAGGTGGATAACAATACCGCTGCAGATTCAATTTCTTTTGCCGATGCTGGTGGTATAAATGACTCAAATTTGGTGGCAAAAGAGAGTCTTTATACTAATGGTGGAATTATTGAGAACATACCACCACCAGCAAGTCTTGTTTTAACCAGTTACAAAAACAGGTTGGTTTGTGTATCTTCTGAAAATCCAAAAAAACTGATCTATTCCAAGAAACGGACACCACTTGGACCAGTGGAATTTTCAGATGTTTTCAGTATTGTTTTGAACAAGGCACGAAGGATTACTGCCCTGGCAGAATTTGACCAAAAACTGATAATCTTTGAACCAAATCAGATATTTTACATCACAGGTAACGGTCCAACCTCTACAGGTGCGCAGAACGATTTTTCGCCTCCCCAAGTGGTTACTGGGGATGTGGGGTGTGCGAACACAAATTCTTTAGTGCTGATGCCACTGGGCTTAATGTTCCAATCAAATAAGGGCATATATCTCTTAGACCGTAGTTTGCAGACTGTTTATATTGGTGCTGATGTAGAAGCATATAATGATCTGACTATTACCAGTGCAGAACTTATCCGAAACGAAAATCAGATCCGCTACCTCACCAGTGATGGAAGATGTTTAGTGTATGATTATTTCTACAGGAAATGGTCAACATGGACAAATCACCAGGGCAATGGGGCCACAATATGGAATGCAAATGGTGATTATGTTTATTTGCGTACAGATGGCAGAATTTTTCAGCAAAGTACAACTTCATATAAGGATGATAATGATCCAGTGAACATGAGCATGACAACTGCTTGGGTTAAAACAAATGGCATACAAGGATTCCAGAGAATCAGACGAACATTTGTATTAGGAGATTTCAAAAGCACCCACACCTTAAAACTTGAATGCGCATTCGATTACCAGAATTTCTACAATGAGATTCACAGGTTTGATTATGTTACAGATCTTGGTATGAATGAATTTGGTGATGACTTTTCATACGGAGAAGAAGGGTATTATGCAACTGACACAGGAGTAAATGATGGAGTTTACCAATTTCGTGCGCACATGAAAAAGCAGAAATGCCAGAGTGTTCGGTTCCGTATCTCTGATACAGAAGAAGCAGATCCGGGTCAGGCATATTCAATTTCCTCACTGATGTTAGAAGTTGGCATCAGATCTAATTCTATGAAACTTCCACAACAAAAACTAACATGATGAATCAAATGGGGGGACAGTCACAATTCAGTGATGAAGATCTCAGAAAACTTGCAATACTTCTTCAGCAGATGCCTCAAGGTGAAGGTCTGGCATCTATTAACCAGGATGAAGCGCAGCTGATGAAAAGTTATGGTGGTTCAGGTGCGCCACTGCCTGGAACACAGGGACTTGGACCAGGTGGAGATCTGGTCAGAAGTTATGGTGAAGAAGATGATGATGATGATGATTGGGGTGGTGGTAGTGGAGATACCTATGGTGGTTATGATTCAGGTGATAGTAGTGGCACTTTTGGTGGTTATGATTCAGGTGATAGTAGTGGCACTTTTGGTGGTTATGGTGATACAAGTGGTACTACTGGTCCAACAAAACCAAAACCATCTGTAATAGCTACATCACCAGCAGCACCAGCACCACCACCAGAACCTACATATAGTTTTACATGGGAAAGTGATCCAGAAAAATCTTTTACAGAAAATCTTTCAGACAATTGGAACAAGCTTGATGTGGTTACTTGGTTCAAGGGTTTGCCAGATGCAAAAATGCCACCGGATATTAGGTTTGAAAAAGATGCAGCAGTAATTCAGCAATATTACAGGGACAATCCTGAAAAGTTATTGGGAGATGATGGGAGTGGTGAAGATAGTGTTATTATGCAGCAGGGTGGACCAGTAGCAGTAGCAGCAGTAAAAGCTGCAATCCTGAAGGAAAAAACCACGAAGGATACAACAAAGATGGTTGAGACAATGAACAACTACTTTGCAAACCCTAAAGTAACCGAAAACACAACTTATGATGAGTTTAAAGCAAATATTCAATCTGCAGATGCACCTGAAGTTTTATATGTAGAAGGTGATACATTACCAGAAGGCGCAGCTGTAGGAGATGTAAGGACTCCAGCTGTTGTGGGAATCCCTTCTACTCTAAGTGAATCAGTTTTGCGAACAATGTTTGAAACTGCACGCAAAAAGTACCAACGTGGTGAAGCATTTACACTGACTCCAGAAGAAGTTGCAGCGTTTTCTCGTACTGCAATTCAAACTGCAGCAGTTTCAGATGCAGAGAAGGTTACAATTGGTGAATTTGATGAAGCAACATTAACTGATGTTGGAGCAGTTGAAGATGTTGCCCAAACTGAAGTGGATGCAATTGCAGATGTAACTGATGCAGATATAGATGATATTTTTGCCGGTGGAATCACAAAAGCAGAAGAGCTGTTAATGGCAAGAATAGATGGCACTGCAGATTCGCCAGCAGAAAGACAGCTGTTCAGAACTTCAGAAAATAATCTCAGAATGCTTTTGGGTACAACAGCTGGAGGTGATGCAGATCCTGCAAAGGTTAGGCAGCTGAAGAATATTTGGGCCGATATGACCCAGGTTGCAGTTGGAGATGCAGCAGACTTGCGTTCAAAAGAATCCCTGGCAGCAGAAGCAAAGTTGGTGGAATTGTGGATGGGAAAAAACACAATGGAACTGAACACCAAACTTGCCAACCTGGAGAAGGATAAACAGGTTGCATTTAAAAATGGTGATCTGGAACTTGCAGGAAAACTGTCAAATCAGCAGATAGTTTTGCAGAGAGTAATTACAAAAGCGTCTTTAGACACAAACACAAAACTTGCCAACCTGGAAACAGCTAAAGAAAAAGCAATTGCGCAGGGTAAGATGAACCTGGCAACAAATATTGCAAATCTCCAGAAAGACATCACACTTTCAACTGTAGATGCAAGGTTAGCAACAGAGTCACGTGCAATGGATGATGCAGTTGCAATGGCTGCATACAAAGGACAAATGGCCCTTTATGGTTTGGAAACTGAAATTGATATTGAACAAATGAAAGCAGATCTTGTTAAAATGGGTTTTGAGCTGCAGCGTGACCTGGCAACAATGGATGCTGAAACCAGGAAAGAAGTTGCACGTTTAACTGGAGATTATAATAAAGCAATCTCACAAGATAATAGAGATTCGCAGAAAGAAGCATCTATTATATCTGCAATTGGTCTTGCACTTGGTGCTTATGCAGCACTCTCAGACGTACAAGCAAAAACAAACATTTCACCAGGAGCAGGAGAAGTTGAGTCATTCCTGGATGCACTGAACTCATACAAATATGAGTACAAAGATCCAGCTGGTTCAGATGAAGCAGGAATGTTTATTGGAGTGTTGGCCCAGGACTTAGAAAAAACGCCTATGGGAGCCAGTTTCGTGAAGGACACACCCAGAGGTAAGCAAGTTGATTATGGTCACGGACTAGCAGCAATCCTTGCTTCACAGGCTAATATACATAACAGATTACGCAACCTGGAGGAGGGATAAATGGCACTTAAAGACGAGACTGAAGCACTAACAGCACAATTGTTTGATGAGACTAATATTGGTGAAAATCAATATACTGAAACTGGAGATTTAGTAGTGTCTGGACCTAACCCTGTTCAAAGACCTACTACAATTCAACCAATTAAT